GCGGTTCTATCAAGACTTGATCATTCGCTGCGGCGAAGCGATCGGCGAGGAAGCCTTCATCAGCGACGACGGCAGCGTGCAGGAGGATGTCCTGGCGCTGAAGGTGCCGGAGCTGGTCGAGGCAATGTGCAAGCCCAAGAACCGTTTCCTGCGGGCGCTGCGTATCATCTTCACAGGTAAATAAACGGGAGCGCCGGCATGGTCACGACAGAAATCAAAGTGGAGCGGTATCAGTGGACGCGATACGGCCCACTCGCAATGCGCGGCTCCGGCTACTGTGAGGACCAGGGCCAGTATCACTTGCTGGTCAAGCGCTGGAAGTGGCGCGGGTTGACGATCTGGAAGAAAACGCTGGACCGGGAAGAGATTCCCGCGTTCGTCTGGATCGCTATGGCGACGGTCGGCTACACCAACTGGCGGTCGAAATTCAAGGAGTATATGTAATGGTGATGCGAATTATTTGCGCCGTGGTGCTGGCATATGTGGTTGGCCGAGCATCAGGAGAGAGTGCGCGCATGGCGTTATTGTTCCTTTGCATGGCCGGTGGCCCGATGACGTTGGGCTACCTGGCCGGTCGCGAGAAATACAAGCCGAAAAAAGAGTGTGAATTGACCACTGCGAATCGATTCCCATGACTGAACGCAACGCCGAGCTGCAAGAGGCGATCGACACCCTTGATATCGAAGCCTGGCTCGATCGTGAGGGTGTTCGCTATAAGGCAGCGCGCGGCGCGCGTGGGCGACAGTTGAACATCAAGGAATGTCCCTGCTGTGGCAACTCCAACTACAAGGTCTACCTGAATGCCGATACCGGCCTCGGTAACTGCTTTTCCGGCGACTGCGAGGAGAAGTTCAACAAATGGAAATTCATTTCCAAATACCTGAACACGACGCACCGCGCGGCGATCGACCACATCAAGCAGGTCGCCAAAGAGCAGGGCTGGCGCCCACCGAAGAAGGAGTCGGCCGCGGTCAGCCTGGCGGGCGAACTGAAGCTGCCGAACTCGCTAGCGTTGCCGATCGACGGACGCAATCTGAAGTATCTGGACAACCGCAATATCACGGCGGACGTGGCCAAGTATTTCAATCTGCGCTTCAGTCTGCGCGGCACCTTTGATTATCACGACGACCGCGGCCGTCCAATGCGGCAGGACTACAGCAGCCGGATCATCATTCCGGTGTTCGACCTGGCAGGTGAGCTGGTGTCGTTCCAGGGGCGCGACATTACTGGCACGGCAGATAAGAAGTATCTATTCCCGCCAGGCTTCGCCTCGACCGGCAGCCATTTGTATAACGGTCACAACGTGGTTGGGCTGGATTCGATCTGTATCGGCGAAGGCGCGTTCGACGTGGCGGCGATCAAGATCGCATTCGACGGCGAGATGGCATTGCGTGAGGTCGGCGCGGTCGGCAGTTTCGGCAAACACCTGTCGATCGGCGACGAAGAGAGCCAGCTCGCCAAGCTGATGGCGCTGCGCGAGAAAGGATTGAAACGGGTGACGTTCATGTGGGATGGCGAGGATAGGGCGATCGATGATGCGATCGAGGCGGGCCTGCTGCTGCATAAGTGCGGCTTCCAGGCGCGCATTGCGATCCTGCCGAAAGACAAGGATCCGAATGAAGTGCCGCCATCAGTGGTGAGGGCCGCCTACTGGCGCGCCGAAGTGGTCAACGCCAGTGTCGCCGCCAGGATGCGGCTCATGAAGCGGGTCGCTTAGGCAACCTATTAGGATAAGTCAGTAGTGACTTGCACATCCTGATGATGGTCGATATCATGATGGTATTGAGAAATAAGCGCAGCGTGCGCAAGGGAGATGCCGATGTTTGAAGTCTATGCAACTTTCCTCCGCCACGACGGAGGTAGTAAGTTTTACGAGGCGGTGCTGATTCACGATAAGGCCGGCCCCGCAATGCTGATCAAGCGATGGGGCAAGACCGGCCAGGATGCGGCCGGCACCGGACAGACGATGGTCACGCGTGGCACCTTCGATTCGCAAAGGGCTGAATACGACAGCATCCTGGCTGAAAAGCACCGCTGGCGAGCTGGCAAGGGTCAGTATCTCGACGACTCGGCCCTGAGCAAGCATGGCTACCACACTATCAGTCTCGCTGCGGGCGTGACCGAGGCGTCGACAAAGCAGGTGCGCGACAACCTGGATCACTACGTCGACAGCGAAGTGCAATCGGCGATCGAAGTCCACTTCGGTCTAGGCGACGTGGACGACATTGTCGCTGCCACCGGCGAAGACGTCGTGATTGAAGGTGAAATTGAAATTAATGAGCCGGAGCCCGACCGTGGGACCGGATGGGCAAGCTGGTAAAGGAGAGAACAATGAAAAACGAACCGATCAAGCACGACACGGCGCACCCGGCGGCCGCATCTGCCGGTGGCGACAATGCGTATTACCTGAAAGGCTGCGACATTGCGCAGCGCAGCCCCGCCTACGCGAGCTGCCTGTTCAAGATGGCTGAATACGATGCTGGCCGCCATCATGAGATTTACCGCGAGTGCAATGCCGCATTTGGAATGAAGCAGTGCCAGGCTTTCGCCATGCGCGACGAGGAGATGCTGGCCGGCCAGGCGATGTATTACTTCCCGCGCAAGCCACCGCAGGCGTTGCTGCTGCCCTTGTCGGTCGGCGGCGACTTCGGTGTGCGTGTCACTAACCTGACACCGTCGCACCTGCTGCCGAAGGATCCAAAGCCAAAAGGGCGTTTTAACGTCTCCATGAATAAGTCACCACTGAAGGAGCATCCGACTGCCATCGACCGCGAGCTGGCAGAAACCGACGGCTATGCGGCCGCAATCAATGCCGCTGTCGCCGCGCTGCCGCCAGGACCGCAGAAGGATTTTCTGACCGCGCCGGTCGATATGACGGTCGAGGTCAAGCGGGTGATCGCGGTCACCGCCTCTCAACCCGTAACAGCCCCGCCAGCACCGCAAAACGCACCCACAGCGCGTCCAGCGATGCAAGCGGGTGAATCCCCTTTGCAATACGCGCGGCGCGTTGCCGCAACCCGTAACCAACCACAGGAGAACCAATGAATCACACCATGAATAGCGACCAGATTTTTGAGGCGATCGAATCGATTGCCAAGACCTCTGGCAAAAACGACAAGATCGCAATGGTCAAGGCGCTAATCGACTGCCCTAACTTCCTTCGTGTCATGAAGGCGTCGCTCGACAACACGATCAGCTATGGCATTAAGGCGGTGCCGGAGCGCACCATGCCTGGCGCCGGTCAGTTTGACGACGGCACATGGGGCATCATCGTTGAGATGCGCAACCGCAACCTGACCGGCAGCGCCATGCAGGCGGCCGTCCAGGAAGAAATCAACCGGCTCGGCGAGTCGTCGTCGCAACTGTTCAAGCGGATTCTGCTGAAGGATCTGCGCGCCGGCTTTTCGGACGAAACAGTCAACAAGGTTGCACCTGGCAGCTTGCCTGAATTCCCATACCAGCGTTGCAGCCTGCCGAAAGACGCCAAGCCGGAAGTGTGGGACCAGTGGGGGCAGGGTCACATCAGCCAGGAGAAAGCTGATGGCATGTTTGCCAACGTCGACCATGAAGATACCGACGAGGTCTTCATTTACAGCCGGCAAGGCTCGATGTTCCCGATGGGCAAGTTCGCCAATCTGGAGCACTCGATCAAGAGCGCCCTGAAGGCAGGCACCCAATCGCACGGCGAAATGCTGGTGGTGCGCGACGGCGTGGTCCTGGCGCGCGAGATCGGCAATGGCGTCCTGAACAGTGTGCTGAAGGGCGGCGACTTCGCCGACAACGAGCATCCGGTCTTCATGGTGTGGGACCAGATTCCACTCACTGAAGTCAGGCCCAAGGGCAAATACAACGTGCCGTATTTCGAGCGCCTGAAGGATCTGGTGATGCAAATGCGCGGCGCTCAGAACGACATGGTGCGCCTGATTCCGACCAAGATCGTCAAGTCACTGCCGGAGGCCTACGACCATGCCGGCGAAATCATGAAGCGCGGCGGCGAGGGCACGATCTTGAAGCGTCGCACCGCGATCTGGAAGGACGGCACGTCCAAAGAGCAGGTCAAGCTGAAACTCGAATTCACGGTGGACCTGATGATCCTGGCGGTGGTTCCCGGCCGCGAGAACACCAAGAACGCCGGCCGCGCCGGCAGCCTGAAGTGCATCACGCGCGACGCCTTGCTGGAGGTCGATGTGGCCATCAAGGGCGAGAAGATGCGCGATGCGGTCGATGCCAATCTGGACGACTGGATCGGTCGCATCATGCCGGTGACGGCGAATCTGGTGCTCAAGCCGTCGGAATCGAACGAAAAGCACTCGCTGTTCTTGCCACGTTTTGCTGAGAGCGATTACCGCACCGACAAGGTGGAGGCAGATAGCTTGCAGCGCGTATTCGACCAAGAAGAAGCGGCAAAGCTCGGTGTGGCGATTCTAAAGGCGGCAGCATGAAGATCACCATTGAACAACTGAGTAAGGCGTTCGGGGCTGCTCGCATGGAGGTGCAGCACTTGCCGACGACACCGCTTTCGGTCCGTAACTTGGCTCCGCACACTTGCGGCACGGTCCAATTGGCAAAGATCGTCGAGGCGGTGAACGCGATTCCGGAGGTCGCCGTCGCGCCGGAGATCGAGACCTGTCAGGCGATCGGCGGCAAGCGCGACGGCACGATGGAGGTGATCCCATCGATCCCGCTGCCGCCCGAACTGAAGGCACAAGAAATCGTGGGTAGCTATTTCGGCTACGGTTTCAACGACGATGACGGCGACGCCAGCATGGCGCTCGAATGCTGTAAGGAGCTGGTGACCTGGCTGAAAGAACAGGGGAGGCTGAAATGAGCTTGGCTAAAACATACCAACTGGTAATCGAGATTGTTGCCGACACACCGGCGCGGGCGGTGATCGTCCGTGACGAGGTGGTGCAGGGTCTTGAGGATGCAAAGGACTCCCTTCCCTTCCAGTTCGGCTGGAGCGCCGGCGCCCCGGTCGCGCCGCCCACTTCGGAAGAGCAGAAGGACATCGACGAGGCGATCCGCCTGGCTATCGAGGAGCATGCCGGTGACGACATCAATATCGACGCTGATGCCAAGGTGTCCTTTAACGACGAGGGTGGCGCCTGGGTGCAGGCGTGGGTGTATGTCGACATGCCGCTGCCGGCCGAGCCGGAAGAGCCGGTCGTAGTGCCAGTCGAGAGCGAGGGCGGCCATTGTGACTGATATGCCAGTCCAAAAGGCCAGGCTCGACAAGAACCTGGCAACCGGCGGATACGACGTGCATGTGTTGACGCGCCGCCGTCCATCCGGCGACATGGAAATGCTGTGTCCGCTGGCGCCGCTGGCGTTCATGCATATGACTCCAGGCACGCTCGTGCCTGGCCCCGCGTTCCAGTTGTCGTATGAGTCGGCGCAAAACCTGTTCGACGCCTTGTGGGAAGTCGGCGTTCGCCCCTCGTCCGGAGTTGGTCAGCAAGACAGTGCCAAAACCGATCTCGCAATCACCCTTATGAAAGATCATTTGGCGGACCTGCGTCGCGCCCTATGGGGTCAGGATCAGAACAGAACCGCGGACCAACCCGCAACCGCACCATCATATTAGAGGAGCCTATGACAGAAGCACAATTTCATGCACTGAAGTCCACGATGCCCTGGCGTCACCACAGCTACCAAACGCCAAAAGGGCAGGTAATCATCCAGATGATCGACAACGCCGGCCGCGAAGTGCCGCTGTTCTCGATGATCGAATTCCTGGAGATCGTTACCGCCAAGATGGCGGCCAAACCTGAAAAGGAGAGCAGCAATGCGCAGCAGGCAACGACCGACTAAGCGTGAGGACGAGCGTGGCGGCCGACCGCACGAAGTCTATGAGCATCCCGCCTATGGTGTGATTGGCATGAGCGTGGTCAACGGTGGCGGTCGCACCCTGTTCGGCTCCGACATCGGCCACGACCAACGCATCCAGATCCGCATTCGGCGCGCCGAGCTGCACCGCGACCTGTCGCATGATTGGGTTCATGGCCGCGGGCGCGGCATCGTTGAGGTTGAGATGAGCCATTCACAATTCGCGGAGTTCATCACCACCCCGAACCGCGGCGAGGGTATCACCTGCACCATCACCGAGATTAATGGCGAGATGCTGCCGGCGATTGAGCAGGTGGAGACCAAGCAGCAACTATTCCGGCGCGAGATCGAGGCGGCCGGCAAGCAACGCCTGGAAGCGGCCCTGACGGAAGTCAAGCGGCTCGGCGAGCTAATCGAGTCGGGCAAAACCTCCAAGACGGAACTGCGTGAGATCCACAAGGATCTGGCGCGCGAGCTGTCCTACCTGCCAGGTTCGATCAGCTACGTGGTTGAACAGGCTGAAGAGGCGCTGGAAAAGGCCACCACGCACGCCAAGATCGAAATCGAGGCGACCGTCAACCATCATATCAGTCGGATCGGGCTGGACGCGGCACGCGCCATCGGTCTGGCACCATCTACTCCAACCATGAAGGAAATTGAATGAAGAAATTAACCACCCTGACCGGCCCGTCCTGCGCCGGCAAGTCCACCCTGGAGAAGATGATGGTCGACCGCGGCTGCATGAAAGCTGTCTCGTCCACGACCCGCACGCCGCGCGCTGGCGAGACCGACGGCGTCGATTACTACTTCATGAGTAAGGACAAGTTCCTGCTGATGGCGACCGAAGGTATGTTCATCGAGGTAGTCAGGTTCGGCGATCAGCACTACGGCGTGTCGGTAGCGGAGATTGAGCGTCTGTTCATGAATGGCGACCACGTCGTCCTGGTGTGCGAACCCAACGGCGCCGAGCAGATCCAGAAATGGGCTAGGGCGCGGCCGGACATCCAGTTGACCAGCGTTTTTGTTGACAATCCAACATCAGTCATTAGTGACAGATTTTTGCGGCGCTTTCATCAGGATGTGCAGGCGACGATGGGCGACTATGATCCGCAAGTCACGGAAAAAGTCTATGCGGCCTACGCCAAGCGCATGGCAATGATGGTCAATACCGAACCGACCTGGCGCATCCCTGCCTACAGTCCGGCGCCCGGCCGCCTGGCTTACGATCTGGTATTCGAAAGCTTCGACTCCACCAACGATGATCGAATCGCCAATATTCTGTGCGAAGTGCCTGTCTTGACCGTGTAGCAATTATGATATTCTTGGGCGTCTGGAGGAATCATGACATCACCTGCGCTCAAGGATATCGGTCGAATATCCTCTCTACTTGGCGTATCGCCACTTTCCCGATCTGCCATCTGGCACCAGCCGGTCGATACTATCGAGCCGGCGCAACTCTTCGCCTTCATCGGTCGATTCGACGAAATCGGTCAGCGTGACCTGGCGGAAACCGCCGTCAGCATTGCACAGTCCGAAGTTCAGAAAGCCATTGCGCGCAACGAAATCGGCATTTCACCAATGCTTTCCTACAGCCGGCCAACGCGCACCTACCTGACGTTCGGCGAGCTGAAAAACGGCCTTTCGTATGTTGGGCAACCGCGCGCCTCGGCGATCCTGTTCGCGCTCGAAACGGGCCTGGACAGTGTCGGCGTCAGCATGCTGACGCACCGGCGCCTGGCGCTCATGCAAGACCTATCGGACCTGGCAAAGAATTGTCTGGACGCTTGTCCGCGGCACCTGCGCACGCCATATGTCTTTTGGGAGGATCGCGACAACATTCCGCTGCCGCTGTTCGGGCTGGACGCCGCGATCTTCGATGCGCTCGGTCTGGTATGGGCCGAGCTGGCATTTGGCTACGAGCATTTGATCATGACCGACACCGAAGTCGACCGCGGATCGCTGGATCGATTTCTGTCACGATGATAGAATCGCGCCTTCACGCTTGACACACAAAGTTGAGGCGGGTGGTTAATTGGGTGGGCATTGCCCACAAGCCATTGATTACAAAGGGAAACCAGCGGCCTGCAAAGCCGTTTACGCCGGTTCGATCCCGACCCCCGCCTCCATCTTTCCAAGAAAAGCGCCGTGTGCGCTTTTTTTAATTCTGCGGCGTTTTGGCTTTAAACTCGCATTAAGCCCGAGTGGTGAAATTGGTAGACACAGCGGACTTAAAATCCGCCGCTTACCTGAAAAGGGGCGTACCGGTTCGATTCCGGTCTCGGGCACCAACTCTTAGTTCTGTAACGTCCATGTACGTCCTGAAACCCGCATGCCGCAAGGCTTAGCGGGTTTTTTGTTGTCCGATGCCGTTTCGTGCGGTAGCATGACATACCAACAAAAAGAGGGTGTTTTTGTTGGTACTTGCAAAATGCCGAAAACGAGATACCAACAGCAGGTGGTATATGGCTCTGACAGACACGTTCGTTCGACAGGTAAAGCACAGTGGCGCAGCGGCCGGCGATAAGCACACGGACGGGCAAGGTCTTTTCCTGCTCGTCAAGGCTGCGGGAAAATACTGGCGCATGAGTTACCGGTTCGCCGGCAAGCAGAAAACGCTGGCGTGCGGCGTTTACCCGGCGGTATCCCTTAGCAAGGCCAGAAAGCGGCGCGATGCGGCACGCGAGTTGCTCGCCGACGGTGTGGACCCCGGCCAAGCCAAGCGCGACGACAAACTGGCCAAGGCCGAAGCGGCTGCCCACACATTTGAGCTCGTCGCGCGGCAATGGCTGAAAAAGACAGCGTCAACGCGGGAGGCAAGCACCCAAGGCAAAATTACCACCTGGCTTGAAAAAGACGTGTTCCCATCGATCGGCAACAAGCCGATCTCCACGATCGGGCCGCGCGATGTACTCGCTACGGTGCAGAAGATGGAGGCGCGCGG